ACATTTAGTGGTGCTAACGTAACCTTTGCAGGTACAGTAACAATAGGTAGTGCAGGTATATCTGAAGCAGAACTAGAGATACTTGATGGTGCTACAGTTACAACAGATGAACTTAATGTTCTTGATGGTATAACTTCTACAGTAAGTGAACTAAACATTGTAGATGGTGATACAAGTGCTACATCAACTACAGTCGCAGATGCAGATAGAGTTGTATACAATGATGCAGGAACTATGAAGCAAGTTGCTGTTACAGACTTAGATACATACTTTTCTGCTACATCAAAGACATTAACAAATAAAACTTTAACAACACCTGTAATTACAGAGATTGACTCAGGTTCTACTATAACATTAGATGCTACCACAGACATTGTTTTAGATGCTGATGGTGGTAATGTAATATTTAAAGATGATGGCACATCAATACTTGATATAGCAAATAACTCAAGTGATGTAGAACTAACAGTTAGCACAGCAGATAAAAACTTTGCTATTAAAGGCACAGATGGTTCTAGTGCAATAACTGCACTTGACATTGATATGGCACTAGCAGGTAAAGCTACTTTTAGTGGTGACGTAGTTGTAACAGGTGACTTGACTATATCAGGTGATGACCTAACAATGGGTACAAATACTAGTGGTCATATCATGGTTGCAGATGGTACTAACTTTAATCCTGTAGCAGTATCAGGTGATGTAACTATAGCATCAAATGGTGCTGTAACAATAGCAAATGGTGCAGTAGAAACTGCAATGGTAAATGCAAATGTTATTACAGGACAAACTGCTGAAACATCTCTTGACACATCTAATGATACAATACTTATACATGATGACAGTGCAAGTGCTTTAAGAAAAACTACATTAGCATCTATATCATCTGCTCTTGGTGGTATTACAGATGTTGTCGCTGATACTTCACCACAGTTAGGTGGCAACTTAGATGTAAATGGTAATGATATTGTTACTACATCTAATGCAAATTTAGAACTAGCACCAAATGGCACAGGTAAAGTTGTTGTAAAAGGAAATACTAATCAAGGTGCTATAACATTAAATTGTGAAAGTAATAGTCATGGGCAAACTATAACTGCTCAACCTCATTCTTTAGGAGTTACAAACACATTAACATTACCTGCAGGTGCAAATCAAGAAATAGTAGGAACTTTAGATACTCAAGATGTATTGAATAAAAATTTAATTACTGCTGACTCTCATGCAGGTAAATATGGAAGTTCAAGTTCTCCTATTACCTTTACAGTTACTGTAGCATCTAAATCAGGACATCCCTATCAAGGTGATGGTAGTGGTAACGCTTATGTCATAAACGGAGTTCAAGCACCTGCTTTAACATTACATGGTGTAGACAATGTAACATCTGACTCAGGATATTATTATAGATTTGACCAATCTGATAGCAGTAATGGTGGACACCCACTAAGATTTTACTTAGATGCTGATAAGACCACAGAATACACAACAGGAGTTACAACAAACGGCACTCCGGGAAGTAGTGGTGCATATACACAAATAGATGTTGATGAAGACACACCAAGCATATTGTATTACCAATGTACTAATCATGCCTACATGGGTAATTATGCAATAGTTCTTGGTTCTAATAAAATAAATCATACTGAAGCTCTTATTAGTTTTCCAACAACAACAGGCACATTAGTAGGCACAGGTGATACAGGCTCAGTCACAAATGGTATGTTAGCAGGTAGTATAGCTGACAGTAAATTATCTACTATATCTACAGCAGGTAAAGTTGCTCTAAGTGCATTAGAGATTGATGGTGGAACAGATGTAGGTGCAGATTTAGTAGATGCCGACTTAATTATTGTTGATGATGGTGCAGGTGGAAATAATGAAAAATCCGAACTAACAAGAGTTAAGAAATATATCTACTCTGCTATGTCTGGAGATGCAACTGCAAGTGATGCAGGAGCATTAACAATAGCAAATGATGCAGTTGAGAGTGGTATGTTAAATGACAACGTAATTAGTGGTCAAACAGAATTAGCATCAGGACTAGCAACAACAGATGAACTACTTGTAAGTGATGCAGGTACAATTAAAAGAATGGATGTAAGTGTTCTAACAGCAGTTACTGACGATAGTGCAACAGCGTTAGCTATAGCACTAGGATAATGCTTGACAAACAAGCAATTTTTGTGTATAATTAGACAAACAAGGAAAGAAAAATGGCAAATACATTTAAAACAGTTACAGTTGCAGGAGTAACATCTGAAACTACTGTGTATACGGCAGGAGGTTCTGTAGTTGCTACAATAGTATTAGGACTTATGGTAGGCAATACAACTTCAAGTCAAGTAACTACAACAGTATCTCTTGACTCAGATACAACAAGTAGACCACCATCAGGAACTAATAGTGGTAATAATGCTAAAGTAGAGTTAGTTACAAATGCACCAATACCTTCAGGTTCAACTCTTGAATTATTAGCAGGTAACAAAGTAGTTTTAGAAGATACTGATTCTATTACTGTTACTGGTTCAGGTGCAGTTGATGTTGCTTTATCAATTATGGAGATAACCTAATGCCTTACGTAGGAAATAGTCCTGCAAGTAATTTTGCATCTGTAACTAAAGATACATTTAGTGGAGATGGAAGTACAACTGCTTTCACATTATCTAAAGCTGCGACAACCAATGGAGTTGCAGTCTTTGTAGAAAACGTAAGACAAGAACCTACAACAGCGTATGCAGTCAGTGGCACAACATTGACATTTACTGCTGCACCTGTAAGTGCTAGTGGAAATAATATCTATGTGTTGCATCACAACGCACCTGCAAGTACAGCAACACATCCTGCATCACAAGACTTGACTGCAGCAAATGCTACTCTTACTGGAGATGTAACAGTAGGAAGTGGAACAGCGGCAGATAGAAAAATACTATTTGACGGCAATGCACAAGATTACCACATTGGTTTAGATGACAGTGCAGATACATTAAATATTGGTAAAGGTTCTGCATTAGGCACAACCACAGCTATGACTTTTGATGCAAATGGTCAAATATTAAAACCCCTACAATGTATGTTTGAAGTAAGAGCAAATACTACTCAATCAATAAACCATGGTAGTACAACAAAAGTAACTTTATGGGGAACAGAAACTACTGATATCGGAGGTAATTTTGCAAGTAATGCTTTTACTGCACCAGTAACAGGTCATTACTTATCTACAGGCGTATTAACTTTTTCTCTAATGGCAGCAGGTTCTCATATATCATTAAGCTATTTTCATACACCATCTGGTAGTGGTAGTGATTCTTTGTTAAAATATGCATATACTGATTCAACTGAAATTAATATCACACATCCTGTAGTGTGGACTAATATTTTAACTTTAAATGCAGGAGATGCATTACAAGTTGCTGTAAATCAAGGTAGTGGTGGTGCTGAAGATATAGGCACAGCAAATAATTCTGGTGGTGGTACAACTGCAAATAGTAATTATTGGACAATGTTTTTACTAGGGTAAAATTATGGCAATACAATTATACACAAAAATTAAATTATATTTAGAAGCAAACTCAAAAACTTGGGAAGCTGAACAAGGTAATATTGAATTAAGAAATGAAGGTTTAGGAGATGGTGATTACATTCATGCATGGAACGTAGATGGATTAGATAAACCTACTGATGAACAACTAAAATCTTACGAAACAAATGCAAAAAAAGAAGAAGCAAATCATAGAATAAGACAGACTAGAAAGACAGCCTATGGAGATATAGGTGAGCAATTAGATGAAATCTATAAAGATATAGATGCGTGGAAAGCACGAATTAAAAAAATTAAAGATGATAATCCAAAGGAATAACATATGCCATACATAGGAAAAACAACAGACGGATTTGGAGTACGAAATAGGTTCGTATACCTAGCATCAAGTGGTGACACATCCGTAAGTGGAGCAGATGCCAATGGTGCTACTCTAACATTTACAGATGGTGCATACGTTGATGTGTATCTCAATGGTATCCTACTAAAACCAACAACAGATTATAACACAAGCACTGCTAACACGATAGCAGGTCTATCAGCACTCAATACAAATGATGAAGTGACTGTGGTGGTCTATGATATATTTACTGTTGCTGATACAGTTAGTGCTACAAGTGGTGGTACGTTTAGTGGTGCAGTCACACTTGGTGGTGGTGTTACAGGAGATTTAAATTTAAATACAGATGGTTCAGCAATTAAGTTTGGTGCAGATGGTGAGATAACTCTTACACATAATGCTGATGATGGATTAATATTAAAACACGTTGGAACAGGTGATGGTAAAGAACCACGTTTAACATTCCAAGCAGGTGATACAGATATAGCTGTTGATGATTTACTTGGTTCTATTGAGTTTCAAGCACCTGACGAAGGAACTGGTACAGACTCACAATTAGTAGCTGCGGCTATTTCAGCAGTATCTGAAGGAGATTTTAGTGCATCTAGTAATGCAACAGGACTAAGATTTCAAACAGGTGCATCGGAAACTGCAACTACAAAAATGACTTTAACTTCAGGAGGTCATCTTGGATTAGGCACTGCATCACCAATAAGTTATAATTCTTATGGTAATGGTCTTGTTGTTGCTAAAACAGGTGCAGGAGCATCTCACTCAGGAATGAGTCTTATATCTGCAACAGATGGATATGGTTCTATTTATTTTAATGATGGCACAGGTAACAATACACAGGGTGCTATTGACTATAATCATAGTACAGATGTAATGCGACTTAGGATAGCAGGTAGCACTGCTATAACACTAGACCAAAGTGGAAAACGAGCAAATTTTGGCATAACAGGTGAAAGAGCAATAATTAACAGAGAAGCACTAACAGGTATTGCTTTAGAAGATGATGCTAGTACAACTGTTGCAGGGTTTAGTGGTTCTTCATCTGCATTAATTTTAGTGTATGACCCCGGAGGAGGTGGTGCTGTATTTTTTGCTACCTATCAAAATCCAATAGCAAAATTAGCAGGTTCAAGTGATTATGCTGCAACAGACAGTGATGGAAACACCTGTGTTTTTAAAAGTAGCAATAGTCACTCTGTCACATTAAAAAATAGAGAAGGTAGTGGAACATCTTACTACGTTATTATATTACAGGCTTATGATTAAGAGGAAAAACAATGACAATTAAAAATATTAAAATAGATAAAATGACAACCGAAAAAATAGACAAAAATAACACAACTGAAGGTGGTGATAATTATGATTCTAGTTCAGCCACTCTTAAAAAGAAAGTTGGTTTTAAAGTTACTAATGACAAAGGTGATGTTTATATTGTAGATAAATGGTTGACTATTGTAGATGGCAAAACAGATGAAGATTATTCTAAAGAAGCATATGAATTATGTAAAGATAAAATAGAAGAGTGGGATAATGGTTTTGTAAACGTGGGTAAAACATTTAATCCTGAAACAGGAAAGATAGAGTAAATGAGCAGAGCAAGAACATTCGCAGATTTAGCTACAGCATCTGAAGAGGGTAGTTTAGCTAGTCCTAATCTATTAATGAATGGTGATATGGCTATATCACAAAGAGCAACAAGTCTTTCAGGTCAAACAGGTACTTCAATTATATGCGTAGATAGATTTACCATTGTAGAAGGAGCAGATGCAGCTTTTGATGTTGCTCAAAGTTCTACTGCACCTGATGGATTTAATAACAGTTTAAAAATTGACACATCTACTGCTGATTCTTCTTTAGCAAGTACACAATATGCATCTGTATATCAAAGACTTGAAGGTCTTGATGTTCAACAACTTTTATGGGGAACTTCTTCGGCTAAATCTATAACTTTATCATTTTATGTAAGGTCAAATGTAACAGGTACATATTCTGTTACTTTAAATGCAGCAGATGCAAGTAGTGGCTATCAATCCCAAACTTATTCAATTAGTTCTGCAAACACTTGGGAAAAGAAAACAATAACTTTTATTGGAGAAACAACAACAGCCATTCCTGATGATAATACTAACGCTTTTGCAATAGATTGGGCTTTAGGTTCTGGAACAGGATATACAAGTGGTGGTGCGACAGGACAAGCATGGTCTAGTGATGTTACTAAATATTTTGGTGGTCATGCTGTTAACATTATGTCTAGCACAGATAATGAATGGTTATTAACAGGTGTTCAGTTAGAAATTGGAGAAGTTGCTACACCTTTTAAATATGAAAGTTTTGGAGATAATCTAGCTAGATGCCAAAGGTATTATTCAAAAGTGCAATACAGCAACTGGAGTGGTAGGGTATCAAGTGGCAATGCTTATTATATACATGACGGATTTCGTCAAACTATGAGAGCAAATCCTACTGCATCAATTCTTTCTCAATCACAAAGCACCTTTCCTACTGATAGAAATTTTGGTGATATGACAACAAATGGTGTTGGCACTCAATGTACTGCTCCATCAAATGCTGATGGAGCGTATTGGTATACAGGAATAGCACTTGATGCAGAATTATAGAGGTTAAGATGATAATAACAAAAGCACAATGGAGTGAATACAAAGGTAATAAAAAAGAATGTATCAAAGCCACAATAGATGGTGTTGAAATGTTTGTTTCAGTAGACGAAAATAACAGACACTACGCTGAAATCAAACGACAAGTTGATGCAGGTGAACTTACAATAGAGGATGCAGACTAATGGCAATATCAAAGATAGGAAGAAACGCAACAGATACAAGTATATCAGACAGTGGTGATGCAACTGCTATTAGTATAAGTAGTGGAGAAGATGTAACAATTTCTTCAGGAGATATTATATTTGGTGGTTCTGGAAAAGGCATCAATCTTGGTGTAACCTCTAACACAGATAGCAATACATTAGACGACTACGAGGAAGGCACATTTACTTTTGGTACTAATGCAAATCTTTCATTTGTAAGTAATAGTAATGTAGGAAAATATACTAAAATTGGTAAGATGGTTCATTTACAACTTCAGATAGATGTATCTTCTGTTTCAGGTACAAATCATTTTTATTTAAGTGGTATGCCTTTTGCTCAAGATTCTAACACTACAAATACACTTAATGGTTATAGTCAAAGTGCTGTTAGGTTTTATAATTTTGATACTTATTATGCTGGTTCACAAGTGACGGCTAATATGGAAAATCAATCAACTAATATGTATTTTTACGAATCATATGACAGTGTAAATACACTTATTGCAACTAATGCTAGAGCAACAAGTAGCACTGAAGTATTTGTAAGTCATACATATTTTACAGACCCATAAAAGAATACTCTAGTGGATTGCTAGAGTTGGAAGCCTAAAAAGGAGAAACAATATGGCACAAGGTGATATAACCAAAGAAATAGAATACGATAAAATTGAAGTCGTAAACTTATGGAACATA